TACTCTTGCGATGATCAATACCTGTGTTGCCCGTATTTGGGACTTGGGTGGATCACCTGACACCATCTTGTGTAAGAGTGATGTAAAACAGACTATCTCCAGTTCTTCTGTTGGTGGTTCTGTGGTTGCTGATCTTTACAAAGATGTTGGTTCCAGTGACAAGCCAGCTACCGCTGTGAATGCAGTGGATGTTCTGGTTACTGACTTTGGTACCTTTAAGGTTGTTCCAGATCGCTTCCTACCTGCTGGTCAGGTTGATATCATTGATTTCGATCTCTGGTCTATCGACTATCTGCGTCCTTTCCGTACAGAAACTCTCGCCAAATCTGGTGACAGTGTAAAACAGCTTTTGATTGCTGAGTACGGTTTGCGTGCAAAGAATGGTTCCGGTAGCGGCCAGATCAAGAGCGCAATCTAAGTTAGTTTGGTTTAGCCCCCTTCGGGGGGCTTTGCCTCACAGGAGAAATAAGATGGCAAATATAGGCCAACCGCCCAGCAAGGGCAGTGCAACCGCTATTGGTCCTGATATGAATCCACCCCCTTATAGTGAAGGTGAACCCAAACTTAAAAAGTATGGGCCGGGTAAGGATGACGCTTTAGGCCATACATTGCACAATGGAAGTATTGATAGTGCTATAGATGCACAAGTTTCGAAAGCCGGAAAGGAAGGCTTTTCGAAGGGAGGAAATTAAAATGTCTAATGGTTCAGGTTTTCCGGGTCTTCCGAAATATGGACTAACTCAGAAAACGGAGACTGTGGGCAGTTCTAGCACAGATCGTTTTATGGGTCGGAAGTATAGAACTTTAAACACCAATGCTGAAGCAGTGTTAAAATCTGCTATGAAGAACGATGGCAACACAAAGAAAAGCTAACACCAAAAAGAATGCTCCTAAATCACCCCAAACATTAGAGCAGAAGTCTTCTGATCTAAAGGGTCGTATGGAGAAAATTGTGAATGGCGAAAACCAGAGGTATCATTTAAAGTGAGCGTTAAGGAACAAAATAATTTACACACTACTTTTCATTCAAGTTCGGATGAGAAAGAGTTTACTATAAATACATACCAAGATGTAGAGCCTATACTGGAAGAGAATAAGAAAGTCTATAACGATTATGGGGACTTGCTTACTCCCGGTAAAACTGGTGAAGGCGTAAGGGTTGCATCTATTCCGCTAAATGTTTGGCAGCAGTGGATGAAGGAAACCAACGGAGAGATACAGAAAGATCACAATCTTATGAAGAAGTATCTCAACGATCCCGATAATAAATATTTCAGGACGACTCCAACGAGGGTTTAATTATGTGGTTATATGCACATGGCGTCTTAGGGCGCACACAAAGGAACTATTCCATATTAAATCAGAATGTATTTTTTGCGAAGCGTAATGTAACCTAATGGCTATTGGAACGTACGCAGAATTACAAACTGCGGTAGCTAACTGGTTAGATCGTGATGACCTGACTGATAGGATACCGGAGTTTATAGCTTTGGCAGAAGCGAAGATGAATCGCAATCTGCGTATATCCCTTATGGAGAATGTGAGTACGGCTATTACAATGGCTAATGGTACTAGAGATTACAGTCTTCCCACTGGATTTACGGGGATGAAGGAATTTCATTTGACCACTGATCCAATAGTCGCGCTATCTTACATTACCCCAGAAATGATGAACAGGATGTGGGCTGGCAGTACAGTTGGTAAGCCCCAAGCATTCACGCTATTCTCTGACGGTGGAACACGGAAGATTAGGGTAGGGCCATCGCCAGATGATGCCTATACTACATCTATGCTTTTTTACAAGAAGATAGATGCGTTATCCACGACTAACACTACGGAAGCAATGCTGACAGAGAACCCAGATGTTTATCTTTATGGGGCATTGTTGGAAGCAGAGCCGTTCCTGATGAATGACGCTAGGGTTCAGCTATGGGCTAATTTATTGGAAAAGGTAGCACAAGACCTACAAGACAGAGACATATTTGATCGTCACTCAGGTTCTGAGTTGAGGGTTATGAACACAGGAGGGTATCCGTAATGGCCCTAGATAATGCGAATTATATTGATGAACTGTCGATAACTGATCCGACAGCCAGTGATCCAGTATCTGAGGGTGACGATCAGATAAGGACAGTTAAGAGGGCTGTAAAGCAATCTTTCCCGTCTGTTGACATAGCTGTAAACGCTATTCATACATCGTCTAGCGCACCAGCAGTTTCGATAGCTGAAGGTCTGGTCTGGATAGATACCTCTGGCGGTGCCGGGAATCATGTAGCCAAGATATATGATGGATCAAGTTTTATCACGCTTCCCTTCAGTGTAGAGACTGCCAAGAATGTAGACATTGATGGTGGCTCTATTGACGGAACACCTATTGGCGCAGCCTCTGCGTCCACTGCTGTTGTAAGCAGCCTTAATGTTAATTCGGATGGCGCAACGGTAACAGGGATAAAAGATGAAGATGATATGTCCTCCGACTCGGCTGTCAAACTCGCCACGCAGCAGTCGATTAAAGCGTATGTCGATACGCAGCTTACGGCGGAAGATTTGGATATCACTACTGACAGTGGCACTATTGATATTGATCTCGATAGTGATACTCTCACAGTGGCTGGGGGAGCGGGTCTTGATACTGCGGCGTCAAGCACTACGGTTACGGTCAATGTTACGGATGGTGGAGTAACCAATGCCAAGTTAGCTGATATGGCGGCTAACACAGTTAAAGTAAGAAACGCTAGTTCCTCTGGCGTTCCCTCCGATCTCGCTGTTGCTACTACGGAAATAGTTATAGGCGATGGTACAGGATTTACTGCCGCCGCTCTGTCTGGTGATGTAACCATGACTAATGCTGGTGTTGTAACAGTGGGTAAGATAACCGGCGAATCCATTAGTACGACAGCTGTGGCTAATGACCAATACCTAAAATACTCAAGTTCTGCTGGAGAGTGGGAGAAGGTAAATGTAGTTGGGGATGATAAACTAACTGGCACTGGTCAGTTATTAGCTTATAACGGCGGAACTACTTCAGAAACACCATGGGCTGGTGGAACAACTACAAGTGGTGATCTTAATTCAAGTTATGATGATATGGTTCTCACAGCAGATTCTAGCCTTACTTATGGATATAACTGGAAGAAGATAGCTACTGATAGTATTGATGATAACGCTGTTACATTAGCCAAGCTAGAAGACGGAACTCAGGGAGACATACTCTACTACGGCGCATCAGGCGCACCCGCAAGATTAGGTTTCGGAACATCTGGACAATTCTTGAAGACTCAGGGAACTGGAGCTGATCCAGTCTGGGCTACTGCCACCGATACTACTTATACCGCTGGTGATGGACTTGATCTAACAGGAACCACATTCAGCACTGATCTTAAATCTACTGGTGGTCTGGCAATAGACACTACTGAATTAACTATCGACTTCACCTCTGATAACTCATGGACAGGCTCACAGAGGGCTACACCAGTTACGGATAACGATGGTTCTTATGATCTGGATTTAGGGCAGAACTTTATTACCACGCCTTCTGGAGCTACTGCAATAACATTTACAAACATATCAAATGGAACTGGGCAATCGGGTTTTATAAAACTTATAAATTCTGGAGGCGAGACAATTTCCCTAGCTACTAACTCCAAGGGCGATGCAAACCTTGCAACTACAGTCACGACAGCAGGAACTTACTTGCTGAGTTACTTCAGCGATGGTACTGATGTCTGGCTGACTAACTCTGCGATATATGCCTAATGGCGATTTTCCCCGGTTCAGCTATACCTAGCGCAGTCTCAGATTATGAGATTGATAACTCGTTGCGGTTTAATATTGCTGATTCCGCTTATCTGCGAAAGGTGTTTAGCAGCGCAGGGAATAGGAAGACATGGACTTTAAGTTTATGGGTAAAGAGAGGGAAGCTAGGGGCTAACCAAGCATTACTTTATGCTGGAACAGATACGTTTGAGTTCAGATTTGATTCTGCGGATAATATAAACCTTTATCAGGGTGGCACTACGGTATTAGATACTAGTGCAGTATATCGTGATCCTTCCAGTTGGTATCATATAGTCTTGGCGATTGATACTACGCAGGGAACCGCAGCGGATAGAGTTAAGTTATATGTAAACGGCGATCAAGTTACTGCTTTTGGAACAACCAACTATCCATCACAGGATGCTGAGTGGGATGTTGGTAATGCAGTGCAGCATACTATAGGTGCGTGGGATACTGATGATGAATTCTATGGTGGGTATTTAGCTGAACTATATTATATAAATGGCACAGCCCTAGCAGCCTCAGACTTTGGCGAACTAGACTCAACCACAAACCAGTGGATACCCCTAGACAGCGATGATGTAAAAGATGCTGTTACCTTTGGAACCAATGGGTTCTACCAGAAATATAACTCTACTGAGTTGGCGAATAGTTTTGTGGATAGTTCTAGAGCGGTGGAGTCTTTTACTACTGTTGGAAGTACCACTTGGACTGTTCCTACTGGTGTAACTGCGGTAGAGGTTTTAGTAGTTGGGGGTGGTGGTTCTGGTGGTTCCAACGGAGGTGGTGGAGCAG